TTGCCCCTAACCATCGGGTTGGTGTGGTTGATTTGTCTTACGGTACGGCTAAGAAACGTGAAGATCGTTTGGATAGTTTTTTGGGTGAGCTTGGTCAGCCTCGTGTGGTGTTAGCTAACCATGCTGTATTAGAGGTGCATCGTAAGAATGGTGCACGGTTCCCTGCTTTGTTTGAGCAGGTGTGGGATGCGGTGATCATTGATGAGTCGCATGTGGTGTTGCCGATCTCGAATGATCGGAAGTTAACCAATTTTTGGTTGGGGTTGAAATCTTTACGTGTTGCCCGTCAAGGGTTTCGGTTGGCGGTGTCTGGTACACCGGATCGCGGTAAGTTGGAGAACCGGTATGGTACGTACAAGTTTTTGCGTCCGGATGACTTTGTTTCAGTGAATCGTTGGGCTTGGTTGGAGACAAACTTTTTTGTGTCGGAGCAGAAGGTTGCTCGCGGTCGTGTGGTGAAGGTGGTGGGTGCTGTGAAGTCGAAAGCTTCTTGGGCGGTCACTGAGGATTCGATTATTGTGCGTCGCACTAAGGCTGAAGTGTTGAAAGATTTGCCTCCGAAGCAATATAACTTTGTTGAGGTTGAGTTGTATCCGGAGCAACGTCAGGATTATATGTCTCAGGTTCGTTTGATGACTGAGAAGAAGTTGGAAGCTGATGATGATGGGGTTGAGACGGCTGCTGCTATGGTGTTTGCTTTGCGTGCACGGCAGATCGCTGCATGTCAGTGGTCGAATGGAAAGCCTGTGGTGGGCGGTAAGTCTGCCAAGTTGGATTGGTTGTTGGAGTGGTTAGCTGAACGTGAGGGTGTCAAGGTTGTTGTTTGTTCTCAGTTCGCACAAGTGTTGAGGTGGTTAGAGATTGAATTGGTTAATGCTGGTTATAGTGTTGGCGTTCTTGATGGTGGTGTTAGTGCTGGTGGACGTGCGAGTGTTCAGGCTGAGTTTCAGCGCGGTGCTCTTCAGGTGTGTCTCATTTCTGGGCGTATGGGTGTGGGTATCACTCTTGACGTTGCTGATGATTTGATTATGTTTGATTTGCCGTATGATCCGGATGTGGTGGAGCAGGTTGAGGATCGTGTGCATCGTGCATCGAGGAACCATCAGGTTACTATTTGGAATTTGTTGGCGATCGGTTCGATCGACCAGTTGGTTGCTAAGAAGTTGAACAGTCGGTATTTTGTTACTCGTGCATCTATGGATGGTCGTCGAGGTATTGATTTTGAAAAAAATGTTATTGATAGGTTGCGTGTCGGAATCAAAATGTCTGACCCTGTTGATAGTGTTTCTGTTATAGAAGGAGAGACGAATGGCTAAAGTTATTATTGCGCAGGATGCGCTAGGCGATCAGGGAACTGATGCTGTTGCTATTGAAGCAGCTCACACTTGGATGAGCCGTATCGAAGACTTGTTTGTCACTGAACGTTCCCGTCAGATCCAGATCGGTATCTCTGAGGTTGGTATGGATTGCCGGAAGTGTGTCGCCCGTAAACTGGCGTTGACTCCTCGTAAAGTTGATGGTGCTTGGTACCCGTTCATTGGGACTGCTGTTCACCAAGCACTTGAGGATGGGTTCGCTGAGTCTTTCCCTAACGACTACACTCTTGAAGAACGTTTGTTTGTTCATGAGTACAAAGATTTAAAACTGACCGGTTCGTGCGACGTGTTCGCTCACAACGATGGTGTTGTAAATGATTGGAAGGTTGTTGGCAAAGCTGCTCTTACCGATGCTTCTAAAGGTAAAGTAAAAGATCAGTACCGTGTACAGGCTATGTTGTACGGGTATGGTTGGGAACAAAAAGGTTTCAACGTGACGCATGTCGCGTTGAGTTTCCTCCCTAGGGAGGATAAGTTGGAAAACGCTGTGGTTGTAATGTTACGTTATGATCGCAACGTCGCTCTCGAAGCGTTAGCACAGTTGGAGTCAATGATTGATGCAGCTGAGCTGATGGGTTGGGATGCGGTCATTGATAAAGCACCTAAAGCAAGTTTTTGTTTCAGTTGTCGACGCTATGACCAAACCGTTAACGAAGATGTTACTTCGTTAATCTAAACAAAATAAATCAGTATCACTAAAAAACTAAGGAAATAAAAAATTATGGTTGATTTCAACGAAGCTTTGCCTTCTGTAGATGATCTACTTCAGGGTGGCGGTTCACCGTCACTATCGTTCAAGGATGCTAAGGTGGGCGACGCGTTCACTGGTGTCATCTCCGCTACTCGCGCTGTACAGGTTCGTAACTACGAGGATCCAACTAAGTTGGAGTTCTGGGATGACGGCAAGCCTAAGATGCAGATCGAAGTAACCCTAGACACTGACTACCGTGACGCATCGATTGATGACGATCAGGGTGAGCGTCGTGTGTTCCTATTCGGTCAGAAGTTGACTGCTTTGAAGGATGCATTGAAAGCTAAGGGTCTTACCAAGCTTGAGGTTGGTGGCAAGTTCACTATTTCTTTGACCGGCACCAAGCCTTCGAAGAACCCTCGTTACAACGACGTTAAGCTTTACGGCATTGATGTTGTTGCTCCTACCTCAAACTCGGCTGTCGACGCACTGATTGGTGCTGGTGCAGTAGAGGTTAAAGGTGGTAAAATTGTTGAACTAGATGCCAAGCAGAAGAAGGTTGCAGAAACCTTGCAGGCTAACGGTTTCACAGCAGAAGAGATCGCAGAAAACCTTGGGGTTGATGCAGCTTCTGTTAACGCTGTCCTAACTTTCTAATCGGTGTTGCTCCCGTAAGTTAGGCGGGGGGCTAGGACGTTTCCTCCTTTCTACCTAGCCCCCCATTTTCTTCCTCGAAAGGATTGAAAGGTATTTATGATTGAGACGCAGTTTTCCGAGTTACTGTCAAGGCTTGGACGTTCAGACGATGATATGGTAACGATCTGTTACCAGTCTTCTATTCAAAAGTTTTCAGCTAAAACCATTAAGGTGTCGTCAGCTGAGTCCACGGTGTCAGCTCTCACCTCGTTAGGTAATAACGTTTGGTTTGAGATCAACCCGTCGACTGTCACCGGTCGCGCCACAGCTAAAGACATTACAGGCTTAGCCGCTTTCTACATCGACATTGACTATAAAGATTCCGGTGCTGGTTCAGTGAAGCAGGGTCGCGAACTTATTGAAACTCTTACAGACCTGATTGGGGTGCCACCTTCAGCGGTAGTTTACTCTGGTCATGGCATCCAACCGTATTGGGCTGTGGATGTTGAAGAAGACTTTGATCCGGTGCTTGCGCAAGGTGTCCTAAACCGTTGGGGCGCTTTCTGCAGGTTTGTTGGTGGCTCCCTTGGCGTCCAACTTGACTCAGTGTTTGACCTGCCACGTATCTTCCGTGTGCCGGGTTCACGTAACATGAAAGATGTTGACCTTCCGGTTGAGGTTGTTGCAACATTCCCGAAAGCTTGGCGACCAGTAACCATCGACGAGATCAACGACGTGTTGATCGCTCACGGTGTTACTAGCGAAATGAACATGCCAGATGACTTTGAGTTGGTGTCAGCGTCAACCGAATGGAATTTTGCTGCTCATGACTGCCAGTTCACACCTACTTTGTATGCTGGGGTTCGTCCAACGAATCAGCCACCTAAAAGTCGTCACGGTTGGTTACTACAACAGTTGGTACTTCTTAATGGTGCTCACCGTAACGGCTGTTTAACTGAAGCTACGGCGCAAGATCTTTTGACTCACATCAATGCACGGTTCATGGACTACTTGAAGCTGTCTCCGTCGCGTGAACCAAACATTGGTGAAGTTCGCGGAGCGAACCAGTGGGCTGTGGCACGTGTAGAGTCGTTCACGGCTGAAAAGTTGGCGCAGGAGATGCGTCAACACAAACACTCGGATTTTTTCACAGGCGACCCGATCAGCGTCCTTGGGGAGCCTTCGGCAGACGGTGAGCGCACGCTCGACGAACTAGCCCTCATCTACCAAGCAACTTTTGGTACTTACGGACGCACCGATGCAGCTAACGCACGTCGCCTAATCTACTTCGCTAACGGTGGATACAAATATGTGACCGACATTGGTTGGCACCGTTGGGAAAACGGTCGTTACGTGTTTGATAAAGAAAAATCAATCTACCAAACCGCTATTGAAGCAGCTGAGTTCATTGAAGCTTCTGGTGGGTCTGGTGAACAATTAAAGTGGGCGCAAGTGTCTGCTAATAAAGAAAGGGTAGTAAATGCAATCACTTTGGCGGGCACTGATCCGGAAGTTTTGGTCAACAGTATTGACTTGGACGCTGAACCTAACGATCTATGCACTCCGGCAGGTATTATCAACCTTCGAACCGGAGAGCTTAGGGACGCAGAGAAATCTGTTGATCTTAACACTCGACAAACTTCGTGCGGTCCAAGACCTATTGCCACTCCGCTCTGGACCGGTTTTCTCAAAGAAGTCGTCCAAGATCAAGAACGAATCGACTATTTGCAAGAGTTGCTTGGAGCCTCACTCTTTGGCGACTCACGGTACCATGTGCTTCCTGTGTTGGCTGGATCCGGAGCTAACGGAAAATCTACGCTTTTAGATGTAGTGTCAGGGATCCTTGGCGACTATGCTGCATCAATGCCTGAAAACTTCCTGCTCGACACCAGTAACACCACTCACCCGACAGAGATCGCCCGTCTACGTGGGATCCGTTTCGCTATGGCATCGGAAACTCGTCCGGACGGTAAGTTCAACGAGTCACGTGTGAAAATGCTAACTGGTGGTGACATGTTGTCTGCACGGTTTATGGGTCAAAACTTCTTTGACTTCAAACCAACACACACCCTATTCCTTGCTGTGAACCATTTGCCTGCTGTTAAGTCTGGTGGTGACGGGTTCTGGCGTCGTCTACGCAAGCTGGACTTCAAGGTGACTATCCCTAAGGATCGTCAGCGCGAAAACTTTGCCAAACTTATTGTTGAAGAAG